TAGTCAAGCGCTTTGGCAAAGCGCTCACACAGAACTTCCACCCATTCTTTTGGAAGCATCTCATTACCCATCAGGTATACCTGACGCAGTATCTCTTCATCGCTTAAGTTTTTAGGTTGAATGCTTTGCATGTTCGTCTCCAAGCTTCGTCGCCCGTACTGGACGCTTGTAAAATTTTAAGGATAGCTTCAACCGATGGTCGGTAAGCCACGAATACTTCACCGCCATTGAACCAGTTGTAAACAGATTGCCGAGAGGCTCCTGTTACTTTGGCTATCTTGATGGCAGAGAAGTCATGATGCACAGCCCACCGCCCGAGTTGGTTACCCAACGTCTTAGGCGCTTTCTTGACTGCGCTAATTACTTGTGGTGAATAGGACATGGTGTAGGCGGGGGCCGAAGCCCCCTTAGTCCTTTATTCTGCTTCGTCCCAGTCGTCCACCATGGCAGACAAGTCAGCCTTTGCCTTGGGCACAGCGTTGGGCTTCTTCTCTTCCTTGCGGACTACAGGTTCCTCTTCTTCCTCGGCAGGCAGAGGGGCAGGCTTGGCTTTCTTAATTTTGGCCTTCTCAGCCGCTATTGCTTCGGCTTCGTCTTTGTCAAACATCTCGCCTAAAGGCGCGGCAGTTGGGCGCTTGCCTTCAAGCTTCAAGGGTGCAGGGGCGGCAACGCTGTCCATCTTAGAGAAAGACATTGTGATCGCTTTAAGAGCGGTGTCTGTCTTGCCTTGTTCCTGAATGGTTGGGAACTCGTCGTCAGTTAACCAACGCATAGCCTTGAAAAACAGCTTGGGCGCTTCGGACTTAGTGTCAAACTTCATGCGCGTGATGACCTCAGATGGGTCAATGTTCTGTGCGCCCAAATGACGAGCGTACGCTTGCAAGGCGCGGTTGTCGCCTTCTTCTTTACCGAACACAGACTTGGCAGGCACAGTCAATTTCAACACCGCACCTTCCATATCGTTAGCCAACACTACAGCAATGTGTTGTTGGAAGCGGCAAGCGCGGCTATTGTTCTGACCAGAACCGGCAATGTTCTGTTGGCATCCATCGCACTTGTTGTGCTGTGGGTTGCTTGCCTCAGAGCTTGGTGTCTTGCCGTCTTGTGACCAGCAGTCAGGCGCAGAGACTTCGCCATCGTATGCCTTGGCATAGAACACGCGTGAAACATCAGGCGCGGCATTGACAATGACTACGTCGAGGTAGCGCTCTTCAATAGCGGCAATCTCTTTGCCGCCTTCGTTCAAACGAAACACACCGCCTTTGATGGAGATGCTCTTGGTGCGGTTGCCAACTGCACCCCCGGCTAGGGCTCTGGCCATGGGTGACAACGATGTGCGGTTCTTTGCGAACGCGGGGGCTTGGGATGGGTTGAATAGAGCTACATTGCTCATAATGATTCTCCTGATTACTTAGTTGGTTTACGAACTGAAATGGCGTACTCTGTCATAGAGTTAAGCCCTGCGGGAACTAGACTGGGATTCTCGGACAAGAACGTAGCCATGTTGGTCTGCGCAATACGCTTCTCCAACAAGTCCAACGCATCGTGTTCCTTGATGAACTCTTTAAAGGAGTCCCAGTCTTGTGTGTTGTAGCGTGTCTTGGTAGACAGCACTACGGTGCCTTGGTCTGTGCGTACACTTGATACGCCAAGCTTGAGCATTTGGTCTTTGAGCGCGATCTTCACAACGTCTTGCTGACGCTTGATGTCCTCGATCTCAGACTCGTACTGAGCGGTTAACTCTTGTACGCGTGACTGCATCCTGCGGTACACCTTCGCCAACTTGTCCATGGGGATAGTGACGTCTGTCGGTGCTTCCTGAGGAGCAGGTTCCTCATCATCTATGTTTAACATTTACTTCTCCTTGAATTATTTTATTGTCAATGGTTTGACAGCATAGCACGACTGAATTGATTTGCAACTCCTTTCTTTAAATATTTTTTACTTCGCTGTCGAACATGCCGACAAGCATTGCGTGATCGGAAACTTTTGTATTCATTGCCTTAAATAATTTCTTTTCAATGGGGCTTGACTCAATGTGTACCACAGTAACTTTGTCCGAGTCTTGACCTTTGCGGTCGGCTCGTGCTATGCACTGCGTATACATCTCCACTGACATGAGTGGGCCAAAGAACACAACTGTGTCAGCGGCAGTTAGGGTAATCCCGTGTGCTGTCGCTTGTGGTTGCAACACCAGTACGCGGATGTTGTCGGTAGTTTGAAAGTCGTTGATGATCTGACCACGCTTGGTTGCTGACACGTCGCCATGAATTTGGTCAACGGCATAGCCATGCTTGGTAAGATGCTTGACGATGGTGTCAATGCTTGAGCGGAACAGAGCGAAGATGATTACCTTGCGGCTTGTCTCTTCCAATACCTCCTCCAGTACACCAAGGCGAGGCGCGGCATCGAACTCCACAACTTCCTTCTCGTCTGTGTACGCGGCACCACAACTGATTTGCAGTAGCTTGTTTACAGCAACGCCTGCGTTAACTGCACTGATTGTTTCTCCGGCAGCTTGGAAAAGCATTTGCTCTTTGAGTAGCTTGTAGTACTTAGCCTGCTGTGGTGTCATCGGCACTTCGCGTGTGACTGTGATGACTGGCGGTAAGTCAAGGCACTGGTCTTTAGTGAAACGTATTGCGGGTTGAAGCGCTTCGTACACAAGTTCTTTGGCGTTAGCCTTCGGAGCCCACTTGAACATGCTGATCTTATTCATGACCTTGTCGCGCCATGATGTCTGGAACTTGGGCACACCGCTTGGGTTAACAAACTTAGCCAGACCATAAGCATCCACAGGCGACTGCGATGCGGGCGTACCAGTCATCATCCACAAGTACGTCTCTGGCTTAATGATTGACGCAAGTGTTTTCCATCTGCGTGTTGACGGGTTCTTGTATGCGTTGGCTTCATCGACAATCACCAAGTCAAACCTACCATCAGCGTTGATCTCAGATGCAATCAAGTTGAGGCCATCGTAGTTGGCAATCACAATCTCGTAGTCTTGCTGAATCATTTCAATACGTCGACTAGCTTGAGCATGGTGCGCGACGATGGCAGAGCGGTGAATAACACTGCGATTGATGTCACCCATCCACGCACTGTGCATGATGGACAAGGGACAGAGAATTAACACACGACGAACTTCACCACGCTTCATCAAGAAGTCAGCCGCCCATAGCGCAGACAAAGTCTTGCCAGTTCCGGGGTCGTTAAAACAGAATGATCTGCGATGTAGTGTGAGGAAAGCCGCTGTCTCTATTTGGTGAGCCATTGGTATAAACTTTCCCGGCCAGTCATAGCGCCTAGTGATAGGCGATGGCACATCCTTCACACCGAGGTTGCGTAGCACCCTTGCTTCATCTAAGCCCCAGTAGACAGCTACTTCATAGATACCATCTGACTCAGACAGCACCTTATGCTTTGGAATGATCGCGTACTTGTTTGGGTTGCGCGTGCGCAGTACGAGCGCTTTGTCATCAACTATCTGCATTTGCTTCTTCCAATACGTAATAGAACTCTCTTACGTCTTTGCGAAATTTAGTAGACTTTGCTTCTTGTCTACGACACACTTCTAAACCAATCATGCCTAGCTCAGTTTTTTGTCTTATTAAAGACGCAAGCTCGTCGCACAAAACTTTATTGTCGCCAAATCCTACTTGCCACAAGTTGCGTAGTGTCTGCGTGTCCACATTTTCAAACCCTGTTGTTTCCGTTACCATTACGCGTCCTCCTTCAGCCTAGCCCACGGCGTATTACCTGTGTGATGGTTAAGCTCTTCCATCTTTTTATTTGTGTGCAGTCGTGCTGACGCATCAGACCAAAAGTCGTCTTCTATCTCCGACACATCTACCCACGTATCGCCATAACGTGCACGCCACAAGTTGACTAACTCTGATAAAGGTATCGAGTACACAGGGTCATTGTTAGGATTGAACGTAGTCATAGATCTGTTCAGCGCATCTAACGCATCTTCTATCATCTTAGTTTTTACCATTCCCATTTTCTTCTCCTTAATTTATTTTGGATTACGACACACATACTTAGAGCGATCGGTTAGGAAGTGAACCTCGAGTTCACCTTCTCTTCTCATTCTGTCGTACGCATCTTTGTAGAATGGGTCTTCTATTACTTCCACCAGATCAACCCAGTCATGTCCCCAACGCGCTACCCAGAGATCGATAAGTCTTGCAGTAGGTATGTCACTTAATAGAGTGGTCTGACTTTCGCGCATACGAACGGTTTGCGCTCGCGTCTTTGACTCGGAGATTCGAACGTACGGTTTTTCCCCCTTTGGATAGGGCTCTTTTGTGGTCGACATCTTTTCCATCTCCTTTATGTACAAGTCCTTCCTTCTCCATGATTGCTCGTGCTTTGTTTCGTGCGGCACGTTTCTTCTTGACCATCGGTGTGCCGTCATACTGTTCGTACTCTTTTGCGTACGGGCGGGGTTTGTTAACGTAAGGCATAGGTTTCCTTTCAGTGTTTCTTGTTGAACTCGCAAGTCTTTACTGGACACCAACCGCACAGTGGCGTTTGGTTTGGGTTCCACACGTCGTTGGCAAAGCTAGCTTCAAGCCGCGCTGTACGCTCACGATAGTCCCACCAGTGTTTATCGGCGTCATCTCGTGCCATCGACATCTTGACCATATCATTTTTCACAATGAACAGCAATGCTGAGTTGACCTTGCGTATGTGTGGGAAGTGGGCAAACACCATAAGCGACATGAGAACTAACTGATCTCTATCGGGATACTTGTTGTTGCCAGTCTTCCAGTCACCCACCCATGCCGTGAGGTTGTCGTCATCAACGACTAGGATGTCAGCAATGCCGCGCACCCACACGTCTTTGTCTTTCCAACCTGTCGGCTTGAGGTCGACAGTCAGCGCCATCTCATACTCAGCGAGCTTGCGCCCATTCTTCTTCAGCATGGCGTCCACCACAGGTTGAAACTGTGAGTACTCAGCGGGTATTGGTTTGCCCTCTGCGATGTAGTCCTCAATAGCCTTGTGTACCTGATTGCCGTAACGTGTTGCCTCAGTCTCAGTAAACGGGTAGTTCTTCAAGACCTTGACCTCTTGGTATCGGCGTTGGCATCCCTCAAAATCTTTGAGGGCTGAGTGTGACCATGCGGGTTGTTTCATAGTTGGGCTGAGTTGATTGCAGAAGAAAGGCGCTTGGCAAAAGCATTAACAAACTTCTCGTCACTACATAGCTCGTGCTTCATGTCGTGTAGTACAGCGTGAGTCATCTCATGCCAGAACGAGTCGGCCAGTTCTGCTTTGTCTAACTTGTTGCCGTAAGCATCTCTCTTGGCAAGCCAGATGATGCCGTGTGTGTAGTCGATTGTGCCCAACGTATCTTGTCGCTTGGCTTTATTGACCATGATTGTGGCGTACTCAGTGTTGCCAACTTGTATGCGTTTTGGTATCTGCATTGCTTCTCCTAGCTTTTTGCTAATCCATATCTCCGGTGAGCGCCACCGTCAGCGGACAATGGTATGCCTTGCATATAGCTTGGCTCCATAGTCATTTGCGCCAAGACCCAAGTCTTAGCGTCAACCACTTCATCGTCAGGTACAACAGCAATCAACTCATCATGCACTGTGCCTGCGATCGGGTATTTCTTTGCTACCCTCAACATACCATCCGTCATAACAATACGCGCCAATGCCTGCGTAATGTTGTTCGTTATCTTCCCTGCATACAACTTGGTAGCGTGTGGCCCATATACTGCTTGGCTCCTACCTTTGTCGTCCTTCACATAGCGAAGATCAGGGTACAACAACTTCATTCCGTTTGGTAATTCTATCTCACCTTTGCGGAACGTAATACATTTATACACCAGTTCTTCACCCTTTACAAGCGCCCTGTGTAAAGCTGTTTCACAGAGACTCCAGAACGCTACAACAGGGTACGCAGTGCTCCTATACGTATCTATGATAGCTTTGGACGCAAGCACATGGTTTAGAAGATCTTCAGTTGAGCAGGTGTGCGGTATCTCCAACAGCTTGGTATCAATGTCGTTGAGCTTCACAAACGCTTGCGCATACTCAGAGTCAACGCCTAACCTCTTAGCAAAATCCTTCGAGTACCTGACCGGTGGTGCACCGAGGAAACCGACGAGTAGTTGAGAGGCAAACGAAGCCCAACCGAGGCCGTAACCGCACCCAAGTAGCGCAGACTTTGCAGATTGGCGTAGGTCTGGATGAGACTCTTTGGTGAGGTTCGGGATGTTGAACATCTGAGCCCCGAAAGCCGCGTAAGGGTCACCACCTCCCTTGAAGATGTCGAGCATATCTTGGTAATCCGAAAGCCACGCGAGAACTCGCGGCTCAATCTGAGATAAGTCCCCAACGACCAGTTGGTAGCCCTCGGGAGCCATAATCGCTTTGCGTAGGAATGAACCTCGCTTGAGGTTTTGCATGTTGATTGCCGAGCCTTTGGCCGCCGTCCACCGCCCTGTCTGTGCGCCGTAGTACGAGAGCGGAACTGGGAGCGTGCCACGTTTGCCGATGTCAAGGAATCTTTGGGCACGCGTTCGCTCAGTGGTTGATTTAACTTTAAGACGCGCTTGACAAAGTAGGGCAACGTCTTCACGTTCACTGTTAAGTAGCGTTTGAAATAAGGCATCATTTTTAGCGAGAGCGAGCGTTGTTTTCCCCGTTGTCTTACTTGTCTTGGTTGGCGGAACCACACCGAGTTTTGTAAGTAGCTCAGCAAACTTTGGGTTCGATGCCAACTCAGCATCTTCCACGCCGAGCCTCTGAAGTAGTTGTTCACGAGCGGTTCCTTCCTCGGCTAGTGCCTTGATTAACATTTGTTGGTCTAATTGCAACAGCGGACGCGTATACATCTTGAGCGTCATGTCGATGAGTCTTAACTCCTTGGGTGGATAGGCATCCACCAGCCGTTTAAATATTTCCTCGCACAGAAACACATCATGTTTGCAGTACTCAGCGAGGTCTCGCTCGAGCGCGGCGTCCAACTCGTGAACTCCATTAGTTGAGTGTACAGCTGTCCCTTTCTCGGGGAGCCCGAAATCTCGGGCAAGTTTGGCGAGTGAGTTTCCAACTTCCACGCCACGCAAAGCTCGCGCCATAGATAACGTGTCGAAGATGAAACATGGTCGGGCGTTATATCTCCACTCCATAATTGATACATCGAACTGTGCGTTGTGGGCAAGCACTGCGGTTCGTCCCCAGTCGACCCCATCAAGGTATTCACGTAGCTCTGCGTCTCCAAACCATCGAATAGGTTCAGCACTTCCGTATTCATGTACGCAGGCTCCAAATGATTTGAATTTCTCATGTCGTATGTACTCCTCGGTTGTCATCTTTGTGAGTGTGTAACCTTCCTTGGTGTCCCAGTAGGTTTCGAAGTCGATCGTTAAGATCGTGTCGTATGGTTTACTCATTCTTCTCCTTTAGTTTGGCTTCAATGGCTCGGTAAATATCTTTAGTGTCATAAGTTCCCATGAGCCGAACTTTGACCGCCCTGTGTAAAGCATCAAGCTCCTCATCCGTCAGCCCTACCCATGTGCGCTGTGTATACAAAGGCAACACCTGACCAAGCGGTGTGAACAGAGGGCTGTCTTTGTCTGTGCTGACCATGCCGTTAGTTGGGTCGTACCATGCTATTGGTTTCAATTAAAACTCTCCTTGGGTGGTGCGTCTAGGACGTTTAGAAAGCCGAAAAAATCGTTTGCCGCCAACATGAGTTGCGACGCCTCCATCTCATTACAGTTTAGGGTAACGACTCCTGCAAACGCATCCTCTGCGCGACCGATGATGACAACGCCTTGCGCTTGCCCTTCTCCATAACACATCACCAACTTGTATATCAGTAGCTTGAAGTGCGCCTGCTCTTCGTCTGACATCTTGTTAATGCGTTGCTCTAACTCTTCTTGTGACATTGCTTCGCTCATGATAAGACCTCCTTTAAAGTTTGTATGTTGTCCTCATTGATGACAACGGCTATCCCCCCTGCGCCACGTATGCGGTTTAGATGGGCTTCTTGTAGAGCGGTGGTTTTACCCTTACCCGCTTTTGCTTCAATGCCGACGAACTTGCCGCCAGCACACACGAGAAAGTCAGGTACCCCTGAGTTTCCGTATCCTGTTCCGATGGGCATGGCGTAGTACACGCCCAACTCCTCTAGTATTTTACGTATTTGTTTCTTGACTTTTACTTCTGGTGTTGACATGTCAACCTCCTGTTAATTAGGTGAGGGGGTAAAGTAGATTACGCGCCCCCTCGTGTCGCGTTGCGGAATGGCAACAAGAGGTCATTACTCAAAGGACTGGACGCCCCTTGTTGCCGACAAAGTGTGGTCGCATCTACTGGGCTTGCACAAATCATCTTATCGTGAACACGTCAGTCCTTTGAATTTAATTTGGTTCTTCTGCCAGTGTAATTAGGTTTCGGGCAGTTGTCGGGCACGTCAACGACGACCCATATTGCGGCTAGTGTGTTGCGGTGAGTTGAATTCTCCCACCGATCGACGTACACCCCAAACACACCCTCCAATGATTTGTTGACAGAACGAACTTCTATGCCAGTTAACCTAGATATATCGCTTGACTTCAAACCATCGGGGTGCTGTTTGAGTAACGCACGAATGATATTGTGGTTACTCTTCACTCTTCATTTCTCTAACGTATTGTGCAAAACTGTGGGCGGTATCACCAAAGGCTATACGCATCCTTTCAAATTCTTGCGCTACCTCCTCTAGTGTGTCGTTACGCTTGGTCTCAAGTTGTTTTCTAAAGTCAGCGTAGTGATTGTGCACATCAATTATTTCTTTGTTGGTCATGCCCATATCAACCTCCAAACACTTTCTTCAAGTAGTCGTACAACTCGCGTGCTTGCAACACATTCATGTGTTTGATAACCTCTTGTGGAGTCTTGCCAAACACAATCGTATTCACCACGCGCTTGCTCGTAGCTTCGGGATGTAGCGCGGCAATGCCATCGTTCTGTGGCTCACGAGCCTTAGGCGCAGGCTTCGCCTTGACCACATCTTTCTTTGTGTACTTAGCGCTTGCCTTCATGGGTGTGTACTCGTCCACAGTAACGCGATAGCCATGGTTGTTATCTCGCACAGCAAGACCAGCACGTACAAATTGCGCCATGAGAGCCGTGACTGATGACTCTTTGAAGCCATGCTTGGTGAGATCACGACTTGCGGCGGCGGCGGTAGTGCCCGGGTGTAACTTTATATAGTCAAAGGTCACACGGGTCACGTTGTTTTGAATTGCAAATGGGGTTTTTGTCATAAGTTTCTCCTTGAGTTGTTGTCCTGTGGGGGTGGGTTCCCACGCATCGATTGCGCTTTTAAGTGCGGTTTGAATATCAGGCATGACCGTTTCCTTTCTGTGTAATAGGTTGTTGAGAATCTCTTTAGCTTCCAACGCACCCCCGCTAGGGGGCGGTGTGTGTTTGTTCATCTCGGTAAGAGGTGCGCCATAAAGACGCCTCTCTATCTCTGATGCAGTCAGGATTTCCTTCCTGAACGCACGACGGAAGCGCATCACATGTCCAAGCGTGGGACTGGACGGGAGTCCAACCACTTGTCGCCAAGCCTACGGATACAGCGTACCCACTGGCGTTGGTAACTACGAATGGTTTCGGGGGGCGCATCGTATGTAGCAAAGATGCGACGAACGTGTGTTAAGTATTTAATGTTCATGATGTACCTTTCAGAAGTTGAACTTGTCGAGGATGGCGTCTACGTTTCTCTTGACGTCTTGACGGATAGCCTCGTTCTTTCGCAGATCCGTAGGAGTAACACCCACAAGTAACTGCTCTAACTGACTACGTGCAGTCTCAAGCGCCAAGTCATTGGTTACGTTCAATGCCTTGGTGAGATCACACAACTCTAACGCACCATCGACAAGCGTGTCGTGGAAGCGCCTTTGCTTAGCCTCACCGCCTACATAGTCAGTAGTCAATCTGTCTGACATACGTTTGAGGTGGGTGCTAAGTCTCTCACGCACATCTGCCATAGCAGAGTCGATGCGTTCCTGTGTCAGAGATTCAAGGCGAGCCTTGAGTTCTGCCTGTGCTTGGTTGCCCACGTCTACGCGGAAGTCACCCGATGATGGGACTGGCATGTAGTTAACGCGGAATGAGAACTTAGTCATCATCTCATTAGCGGTGGGGTAGTCATCTCTCTTGAACATATCACCGAGAGCCAATGCCTGCGCAGTGATAAGCGTAGGGTAGATAACAACGAAAGCCTTGACCAGTGCCTCCATCTCTTCCTCGAAGTCATTCATGCGCTCAGTGAACTTCATGAAGTTGACAGTAGGTAAGAGGCGCAGACCTGAGTCAGACCAAGGTGCTGTATTGTCGTACACGAATTGACGTGCACGACCGACCGCTTGTTGAATGATATCCAACTCGGTGCGACCTGCAAGCAGGTGCTTGTTGACACGGGCGGCATCTTTAGCCCCCGCGTTCTTGCTTGCTACCACTTCGTTGGTGGTAGTCTTGTCTAGCTTACGTGCTGTCCACACAGAAGCGTTGAACTCCACAAGCATAGCGCATGTGTCGATGTTGAGGCGAGGTGTAGTTGTCATGATAAGAACTCCTTGTGATTACTTGGTTGAGAAAAAGATTTTGTGTTCAGCCAACATGCGACCGAACTCATTGATCGTAGCGAACATAGCCACACGCTGACTTGTTGCCACTGTGTTGCAGAAGATCGACTGCATCTCTGCACGCATACGCCACACGTACTTGACGATGGCTTCTGCTTCTGTCCTGTCCGCTACGCGAGTAACGAACTGGAATACCTGAATCAACTGCGCCGTAGGGTTGTCGGACAGCGGTGCTGTGTCAGGTGATTTGATAACGCGAGAGTACTCGCAGATCTCACGACCGAAGCGAATGAACGATGACAATGCCTCTGCCGTAGTAGCACCGACAG